CCTGGAGTCAAACCAACAGCATCTTTAATCGTAGACTCAAACCACACAATCAAACCACGAATACAATACTGGGAATAAGAAGCAGCTTGGGTATTAAGCCAAGGAAAGGTGTTGGGGTCAGCTGGAGTAAGTTGATACTCAGTGACAGTGAAATTGGTTGAACCTGCAATTGAACCAATCTCATCTTTATGTTGGACTTCAGTAGTGTTAGTACCAAAGCCATGAACCTTGTTTTCAAAATGAGGCGCACCTTTCGACATTAAAGTATTGTACGAAATGTTGTCCAATTGGGCACTATAATCACCAGTACCAAATAAATGATCAGCAAGGTCCCCAACAAGCCCACCAGCCTTAGCAAACGAAGCACCAGTCCGCGAAACAGACTTGTAGTCACCGTGTCCTGAAACCGCGGAGGAAGCATAACTCTTACGAGCTTTCTTCTTCTTTGGTGCCTGAACAACAACAACCACCGGCTTCTTTGCTTTTGCCAACTTCTTCTTTTCTCGACGACGAGCTTTCTGTGCCTCAGTTTTCGGCATCACGACAAATCAAACAAAGACCCACAACAACAACAACAAGCGAAAAGACAATGAAAAAGAGATAAAGACAAAGAAATTCAGGAATGATGAAAGAAATGTAAAGAACAATACAGTGGAGAAATTTTAAAGCAGAGCCCGGAGCTTACAGCCACGCTGCTTCAACACAGACCCGTAAGAAACGACAGATCCAAAGGAAGGTCATCTAATGTAGACTCACGTCCACAATATAAGGCCTCAATCCAAGAATCTGACTTCCAACAAGCCCTTATCTGCTCCATAGATATTCCATTACACACACCAACAAGTTCACCCCAATGGTTCCTTTCCAAGTACGTAATATACTCAGAAATGCGAACCCGACATTCCAGATTCCAATAAGAATCCATCCGCAAAGCACAAGCTCGCAAATAATGCCATCTCACGTCGTCAATTTCACTCCCAAAACACAAAGACGATAAAACACGCTCAGCTTCAGGCACAGGAAAATACATCCCAAACTCTTCACTCCAAACACTAGCTTGGCTAAGAAAAGACACATCACGCACCTTCCTAGAATTCCAGTCTGGTGTCTTTGTCTTAACACCAATTTCAGTCCAAACACGACTTATGTTTGCAGGTTTGAAAAACTCATTAGCCCAATCAGAGCAAGAATAAGTATTATCATCACCATACAGCCAAGCTATCACATTTGAAACAAAAACATAGTAAGACAAAGGATCCCCACGCTCTTTTGAAAGAACTAACCATGCATATGCAAATAAACGAAATAAAATCATTGTATTATCATTCACAGTATTTGAAGAACCAGACGGATTTCCAGTATCTTTCTGCACAAGTTCACCATTGTCAAGCACCATAACAGAATCTACAATGCACTCATAAATAGCACACGTTCGTTTCCAATTAACTGGTGTTCGCAGGTTAGTAGAAAGAAATGACCATCTAATGTCACGCTGACCAAACAATGCCGCACGAAAAAGAGAAGAATCAAAAGCATGTTCATCTAATTCATAAGCATTTGGAAAACGCTCCAAAGTCCGAATCATATAATCCCACCCACCTAAAAACTTTGATATACCCACAGCAGAAAAAGTCCTTCCAGCTGAAGCATACATACGATGGTTCTGATCTAAACATATACGATTAGTCGCAAAACTATGCTCAAAAGGACTGGCCGTAAAAGTTCTTAACGCATTCTCTCTCAATTTCTCGAGTGAGCGCATCTCAATCTTTTGCGAACTAGTCCAAATTGGCATAATTCTGTTTTCATTTTCAGTTCCGATCAAATCCC